ATCACGACGCGCTGCTTGTTCTTCTCGACGGCAAAACGGATCGAACTCCGCAGTTGCCCGCGTCTTGTTTTGGGCGGCCTGCCTGGCTCGGCGGGGTTGGGACTCTTGCGGATGCTCCGCTTGGCGGTCAGCCGAATCGTCGCGCCCGCATGACCGAGGCTCTCAATGTTGGCCCGACGCACTTTGCGGAGCACCTTGGGGATGTCCGAGCGGGTCCTTACTTGGAGTCCAATGGCAGCACTGGTCATCGCAGCACCCGGAAGGTGAGGGTGATGATGCTGGTGAACAGGCGCTTCTCGGTCAGGTGTTCGGGTGCGAAGACCGGTTCGGTCCCCACCTTGAGCACCGGCACGCTGCCGATACCCGTCACCTGTACACGCCCGAGCCGGAAGTGGTCGGCGATCTCCTCAGCCAAGGTCATGAGCGCATCGGCTTCGGTGTCGTCGGCGACTTTCTGCTGGACGCCAATGTCGATCGCGTAGTCATGCTGGTTCTGATTCCGGGTTGACGCGAGGACTTCGATGCCTTTGGGCACGACCGACACATGCAGGTCGGTCATCTCGGGTAGATCAAACACGGGCTGGTAATGACGCGCGGCAGTGAGTACCTGACTGAATGACCCGGCATTGAGTGAATCGACAACAGCGTCAGTGATGGCGATGAGTGTGCTCATGGCGTTCCCCCCGACTGGTTCTGTGTTCGCCCGTTGAGACGACCTTCGAGATACGACACACGCCGCTCGATCGAGTACAAGTCACTCCGCAGACTCCGAATCTCGCCCGTGAGATCGGTGATGCGTGACTCGATCTGGTCGAGTTTGGTCGTGACCACACCCCACTGGACGGTGAGCGCCAGCACCGCAATCGCAGCCGTGACACCCACGCCCGCCCAGCGGGCCTTGGTGCCGTTCGTGTTGGTGGGTGCTTTCTCGGTCGTGCTGCTCATGGGGTTGGCTCCGTGGCGATGTGCTTGGTGTGGATGCGGAGCGTCTTGCGGTACGGATCGCTGTAGCGGAAGACGGGTTCGTCGCCGGGCGAGAGGACTTCGTAGACGAAGGTGGTTGTGCCCTCGGCCTCTCGAATCAGATCACCGCGTTTAGGCAGCGTGACTTGCCCGTCGAGTACGAGGTCCTCCGTGCGGATCAGGTAGTCGCGCGTCTCGGTCTTCTGGACGATTCCAAACTCGTCGGCCTGCTCGAAGACCGTCCGCCCGATCGTGGCCTGCACTTCAACCGTACTTGAGCCACGCGCATACGACACAGATCGTGTCATGTGCTGGTGACGCTGGTCATCGAGCCAGGTCGCGCCTTGTTCGAGCATGTCAGCCACAGCCACTCCTTCCCTTCGTCTTTACTGGCTCATCCGAACACGGACGGTTGCGTCGTTATCCGTCGTGTCGGCGACGACTCGGCCGATTCCCTTGTTCGCGCCCGTTGCGTCGTCGGTCGTGGCCTGCCTCACATCCGCGTCCCAATACACATCCGCACCCGTCGCGATCGCCTTGCCAAGACCGATCGCCTTCGGAAAGTCGAAGACCCCGACGACCGCCAGTGCGCCCAGCGTGTTCGCAAGGATGTCGAGTTTGGCGACGCCGACGAGTTCGCCTTGCACGACCACATCGCCCGCCGCAACATCCGTCGCGGGTGTGTAGTCGATCGAGTTGCCTTCATGGATGTATGTGGTACTCATGGTTTGTGTCTCCGGGTCAACGGGCTCCTTGCCCCGCTGCCGATAGGGTTGCCTGGGAACTGGGACATGTGTCACTCGCAGGATCGCACCTCGCCCTTGCTCTTGACGGCTGCGTGGTGTTGGCTACCATTTTTTCATTGCTGCGATGATGCAGTTACAAGAAGGAGGTGTTCTTTGAAAGCAATATTGAACCTCTTGGGAAACACCCCGCTGCGGGGATAACCACAGCCCACCCACGGCCGACAGGGGCGAAATGGGCCTCGAACGATGTGGGATCGCGACATGGCATGGGAGCCGTTCGGACCTGTCTCCGAGCGGCTCATTTTTTCTCATGTGCGTCGCTTGATTGATCACGCTTCGCCCTTCATCTTCACGCCGCCGCGCGGTTCTTGAAGCGCGACGCCGAAGTCGTGGTAGCCGCGCATCTGGATTCCGAGGTTGTTGAAGTCCGCGTCCGCGCTCTCGACGGTCGGCTGCTGCTGGCCGTTGAGGAACGCGACCTCGATGACGGGCATGTCGTTGGGGTCGGCGAGCACATACCACGCGAGGCTCGAGAAGCCCGTGTACTTCGGGTTGCTCAGGTAGCTCGAACGCACTGGACGGAACTTGCCCGCGTGCGGGTTGGCGACCGGCGTCTTCTTGGTCGAAGATGGGTCGCGCAGCTCGGTCGAGTTCATGATCTGCGTCGCTGGCACATAGAGCGCGTTGGGGACGAGCAGGATCACGGGAGCAACCGCCAGGGGATGACCATCGGGATCGGTCTGATCGAGGAAGAGGGTTTCGGCCTGTGTCAAGGCATCGATACCCAGGGCCGTGCCGACGCCCTCGGCGTAGTTGTTGTTGCCCGCTGCGAAGAACGCCGCGTTGTTGAGGAAGGCGCTCCAGAAGACCTCATTGAGTTTGAGCGCACCGCCGCGACCGAGCCGTCGCGGGACAGCAGTCAGCGCATCGAGGTCATCGTTGATCAGGTCACGACGATCGATCCCGAACATCCGGCCGTAGGTCTTGGCCTGATTCGTGTACGCCGTCTCGCCGACCGTGGCGTGCTTGAGTTCGCCGCCCGGTGCGATCTCCTCGTAGACGAAGCCGCCGGTGAGCGAGTAACTGGAGACCTGCTTGAAGTCACGCACTGAGCGGATCGCAGCCAGTTCGCGCCATGTCGATTCGACGGCTTCGAAACCTGCGCGCAGGAACTTATTGGCGACATTGCTCAGAATGCCGGGCAGACTCATCGTGCTCAGTCCGGCCGCTTGCACATCGGTGAAAGCGAACTGGAGCAGCCCCTTGAGGTCGCTGCGTCCGTAGCCGCGGTAGCCATTGGCTTGTGCGAAGATCAAGAGCGTCTCACACAACCCAAGCCCGTGGCGGTACTGCCGCTGGGCGACATCGAGCGTGCGCTCGGTGAACTGTGATTCGAGTGTTTCTGTGTCCAGACCACCGGCCACGCACATCGCCGCTTCGATGATCGAGCCCTCGATCCGATCGCTCTGCGACCGCGGCCCACCGATCCCTTCGTAGCTGCGGCCGAGCCGCATGACCTCGAGCTGGTACTTGTCGGGCTTCCATCCCGCCTCGAGCGCTGCGTGCGCCAGGCGACCAAGATCATCAGCGAGTTCCGGGCGCTGGGTGAGCACCTCGGCCGTCATCGCCTGGATGCGCTGGCGTCGCTCTGACTCGGCCCGAGCACGCGAAGTGATCTGATCGATCTCTGCCGCAGGGTCGCTTGCCGTGATGTTGGCGGTGCGGCGCGGAGCACTGGGCTGCTTCGATTCCACGGTTGAGTCACTGCCCGCCGATGCGGGGTTGGTGGCTGTCACATGTGGCGTACCGGGATTCTGGCTGTCAGGCATGTCCTGTATCTCCTCTTGGTGCTGCGCGGCGATTCTGGCGCGGGTGTGCTGGTCTGCGCCGAGATCGACGAAGCTGATCTCGTTGAGCGTGGTCTTGTGGGCGATGTAGATCGGGCCTTTGAACTTCCGACCGTTGACTGTCACCGCCACATCACGCTTGATGAACTCGAGTTCGTCAACCGATGCCCCGATCGAGGCCTGCCAGGGGAAGCCCTTCTTCCCGCTGGCCACGATCTCCTGTGCCGCCTTGGTGTCGCGTGACACGACACCCTCGGCGATGAGCTTGCCGTTTTCGATGGCGATCCGCTCGGTGTGCCCGACGCCCTCGAGCGCCGAGTGCTGGAAGCGAACCGGGCGCTGCTGGGCGGGGATCTTCATGCCGTCGAGGTTGACGACGACCGGGTAGGCGAAGCCGAGCGTTCGGATCGGACCGCCGGTGTAGGCGACCATCGAGAACTTCGGCAGCGTGTCGGACCCGCTGCTGCCACCATCCGGGTGCGCAGCGGCTTCAATCGTGACCTCGCAGCCGAGTGCGAGTTGTTCAGGTGTCTCACTTCTCGTTGTCATCGTCGTGTTCCTCTGTGCCCACGGGGACGGCCGTGTCCGGGCGGTCCGGTGCATCTGCAGCATCCACCGGTGCGATCCCGAGCGAGTGCATCAACTCGCGTTCCTTGGCGATCTGGCGCAACTCGGCCTCCCAGTCAAGTCCCTGCTTGGCGTATTCACGCGCAAGCGATGTCGTGCGGCTGTCGAGCCGCGTGGATTGGGCATTGGCTTCCTTGGCCGGGTCGACATGCTCGGTCCCATCCCAGAACCACTGGTGGGTGCGAACGGCATCGCGCAGCCGCATTGATTGCGGCAGCAGTCCTTCAACGAGGACCGCCTCGTCGAACCACATGTTGAAGATGTGATCGAGCACGCAGCGTTCGATGTGCGCCTGCTCGATGCGGATGGATTTGAAGTAGGTCTGGTGGTCAAGCCGACCGGAGGCGTAGTTGTATCCCGAGGAGTTGCCCGCCGCGACATTGAACGGCATGTTCAGGCAACGGGCGATCTCGTTGAGAATCTCACGCTTGAACTCGCCGTAGGTCGTCGAAGGCTGCTCGGCCTTCATCTGCGCCATCTTCCAGCCGCCGGGCATGGTCAGGAGCATCCGCTGCTCGAGTTCGATCGCATCCATCGGCTCGACGTCTTCCGCCTCGCCGTTGGCCGGTGCGTCGGTGTAGAGCACACCGGCGAAGTCGGCGGCTGTCTCGGCTGCACTGATCACACCGAGTGTGAAACGACGGAGTTGGGCGAACAGCGGAAGCGCGGGTGTGATGTCGGGAATACCGCGGCTCTGACCGGGCCGGTCGGCGCGGAAGTAGTGGATCATGACCTGCGCGGAGATGCGGTTGTACTGGAGGTTTGAGAACCATCGCAGATCGCCGGGATGCTGCTTGAGGACGTGATACTCGATCGGGTTGCCGAAGTCGTCGAAGACAATGCCGTCGATCGCGCGAGGTGTGTGGGGGTCGTTTGTGCGGAGATCCGGCGTCGCGATCTGATCCGCCTCGATGAGGCGAACATCAAGCTGGACAGGCGAAGCATGCCGGGGATTGCGGGCCAGGAGCATGAAGCCCTCGCCAGACTCGGCCCGCGCCATCCGCATCGTTCGGAGTTTGGCGGCGAGGCCGATGGTCCTCGCCCAGTCGGCGAAGGCCGCTTCAATCCGCCGATCCGCATCCGGGTCACCGGTCAGCATCTGGAGACGCGGCCCCGTGCCGATGACATCGTTGGCGAGCGTCAGCACGATCCCGCGTGCGTAACTGTTGTTGGCAACCTCATACCGAGCCCGGTTGCGGAGCACGCGCCGGACCTCGGGATTCGCCGCCGCGTCGGCGCTCAGACCATCGGCGTTCGCCCAGTGGCGGCGGTTCCCATCCGTGGTCGCCGCCGCGTCGTATCTGGCTTGAAGAGGTCGGAGACTGATGCCCGGAGTCCGCACCTTCGCACCGTGCGCGACTTGTGTGTCATCGCTTCGGTGCGGCGCGCGTTCAGCCAGCGTATTGATCAGTCGCCTGAGCATCCGTGCTCGTTCCTCTCAATTCCTCAGTCAGGCCGTCCCGTGCGGGATGGCCCGGGTGATCTTGATCCCGAGCCCCTTCTTCTTCGCAGCCGCCTTCGAGTTCAGATAGCGATCAGCCTCGACCTGGTCCTTCAGGTCGTGCTGCTCGACACTCCCCGCGTCACCCTGCGCCCGCTTGGGTCCAGCGGCGTTGTCCTTGATGTTCTGTTCGAGATCGCTGTTGGGGTCAGGCATCGGAGCCTCCAATGCCCTCTACATCTGCACCTGCCGCCGATTTGTCGCATGGTTTCGATCTGAACAGGCTGGAACACCCTGCCAAGTGTCAGAACAACCTCATCCCTGTCCGAAAGATGTTCCCCGAAGTCGACTCGTTCTCGTCTTCGCCGACGCGATCGTCGGACTGAGTCCAACCGATCCGGCAGCGTTGGCTTTGGCGGCTTGATCGCG